GAGATTAGCTTGTCTGTGAGGCCAGTTATTGGTGGCCTAATCGATGAAGTAAGCTGTGAACTCACGACAACTTCGGTTGTAACATTGTCTGCTATAATTTTATGAAGAAAAAAATCTCCATTATTTACACTTAAATAAACTCTTCTATGGATAATATTTGGTCTAACCGCATTGCCCTTATAGGTATCAATGTCAGTGATTTTTACTGATTTATCGTCTTCAGTGATAACTAAAGCAGGGCTTGATGAGCTCCCTTCGCTTTCAATCGAATTGATTTCTTTCTTCGTGTCATCAAATAAGATGAATGTAACTTTCGCTCTAATGCTATCATTACTTTTGAAGGATCCACTGCCTTCGATAGCTATAGATGGAGTCGATGGAATGCTTGGAGATAAATCTACTTCCTGAGTCCCTGCCGGAAGTTCTTTTTTGATTCTTGTCTTTAAAAATGCCCAGTCATAAGATGCACAAATATCGACAAATATGTCGTTGAGCCACTCAACAACTCTTGCTCTTGAAGCTGAATCTCTAAATCCATATTTTCTTAGATAAATAGTTGCGAGATCTTTGCCGTTAAATGCCATGGGTTTACCTTTTAAAAATGGAGCATGGGAAATTCATCCCACGCCCCAGGTGACGTACTAGACGCCGATGATCAAGATGCTTCCTACATCTCCAGCAGTGAGCTCACTTAAAGTGACATCACTCCCCGAAAATTCGGCCTTACCTCTAAATGCCAATGTGTCGTTTTTAAGCGCAACATACTCAATGTAACGAATTTCAGAGTTAATAACTCCAGTCGTGACAGCATCAGCTTTAAAAGTGTGCTTCTCGACTCTTTTTCCATCCAGAAATGTACGTTGAACTATTGTTTTTTCGAATGCCATAATTGATACCCTTTAAATAAAGCGCACCCGAAAGTGCGCTCGTATTAGTTATTAAGCAGCAACAATTAAGTCACCAAGAAGACCTTGACGTCTTAGAACACTACAAGCGTAAACACCTTTTAGGAAAAGTCTTTGCATCATAGCGTCTGCATCATCTAGGTTGTCATTCTGAGTACGTTTCATGTCGTAATCAGGGTGAACAAATAGTCTTACGTATTCTTCGTTCAGCATTGTGATCGAAGCTGCGATTGACTGGTTATCAACGAAGTGATCAAGACCAGAGTAAGTTAAAATTGCTCCTGAGTGACCTTGGCCGTTCAGTGAATTTTCCTTAGTTGTTCTTTGGTGAGGAACGATAAGTTCGATAAACTCGTCCATTACGTTTTGTCTCATAAGACCAATTGTTGGAACTTCAGAACCTTCAGAACAACCACCTTTCACTTTTTGGTGAAGTGCAGTTGTAAGCGCTCTTGGAGTTCCAGCGTTTTTATTAACGTAAGCTGTGTGAACAGATACGTCTGTTGAAGAAATTCCACCGTAGTTAACAGCAGAGCCTTTTAGGAATGCCATCATTCCGATAAATTGCTTAGTTGTCATTGCTCCAGTTGAACCAGTTCCATCAGAGTAAATCCCTTTCGTGATTCTTTCTCTCATTGCTTTTTCCATAAGCTTTAAACGCTCAGCGATCAGCTTAAGTTTTCCAGCGTCTCCAGAGTTTTTAGCTAAGTCCGCGTGAGAGATAACTAAAGTTTCTTGGATTTCAACCAGGTTCCATTCAAGTGAAGTAATTGGATCATACGGCACCATAGAAGACGAAAGAGACTCTGCGCCTTGGTAGTATGAACCTGTAGTTGCACTTGAATCCATGTGGTTAAATGGAGAAGTATGCTTTTCTCCGTTATAGACACCTTGTTTTTCTTTTAGTCTTTTTAAGTATGGATCGTTTTTAAAAACAGCATCCTTAACACCGCCTTTTGTGTCGATACCCTTTACCGTTAAAGCTTGAACACCTGAAATTGTAATAGCCATCTTTACTCTCCTTAAGAGTTAGAGCGAATTTTTTAAAATTTGCTCATAGTTTCCAATGCCAACATTTGCGGAGTCGTTATCGTTTTCACGAGAAGAGCTTCCTGCTCCTGTCCTGCCTGAAAGTTTTTGTTGTGTTTTTAATTTTGTTGCTTGTAGGTTTTGATAACTCTTATTAGCTTTACTGATGTCAGCTCCGTACATCGCGTACATTGCTGCCTCAACAGTAAGCTTGTTAGTTGTATCAGCGGCCCACGTTTCTTTTACCTTGTCCCAGTCTACGTTCACGCCAATTTTCTTAAGAGCAGCGCCGTTTTTCGCTTGAACAGTCCCTAGCTCAGTCTCCCAACCTTTCTTAATTTCATTGTGATTTTCTTCAGTCTTTGACTTTTTAAGCGTACTGATTTCATCCTTCAATTCTTTAAACTGGTTTTCATACTTAGCAATTACAGGCTTGTTTTTTTCAAGTTCTTGAACTTCGCCCCTGTAAGCTTCTTGGACGAATGCGAACATGTCAGGATCATCTTTCTGCCATTTNATGAGAATTGATTCGATAATTTTGTTATCTTGAATAACATCATTCAATTCAACTTCTCTTGCTTGCAATGTAGACTCGCGCTCAACAAAGGCAGCTTCTTTAGCTTTTACCTCTTCTGAGTGGGCCATAGTCTTTTTGGTGTAATCTTGTCCTTTTTGAATTAATTCTTTTACCTGCTCAAGAGATTCAACTTTTAAAGGCTGGCCATTGTGAACCATTCCTAGAGCGTTTAATTGCTCAACTAATGCTTCAGGCGCTGCGCCCTCTTCTGGTTTCTCACTTGCCAATTGCTCAAGAATTTTCGCAGGATCAATAACTTCATCAGAAGAATTTTCGCCAGGGTTCACATCTTGTGATTGTCCTGAATTTTCTGTGTCATTGACTGAATCAACTGGAGCTCCGCCATTTTCTTCTGGGGTTAACTCTGCAGCTGCTTCCATTAAATTAAACTCACCTTCCATTACGCTTGTCCTTGTTGTGGTTGGCCGTTACCGGCTCCAATTTGTTGTGGATTAACGTCCTGTAAATTACTAGTGGCATCTTGCTGACTAGGTTCGATCAAATTATTTATTGCTGATTTTTTAAGTTCTAAATCTAGAAGTTTTTTCTCATCAGCGTTCATTAGCTCCATCTCTGAAAGACGATTGCTATCCAGAGCGCCTTTGAGTTTGACGTTTTCTGTCTGGAGTTGAGCGAGTTGAGCTTGTAGTTCTTGAAGTATTTGTTGATTCTGTTGTGCTTCAGCGTTCTTGCCTGCGATGCGCTCTAAGATAATCTCTTTTTTAGGTATCTCAGCGACTAGCAGGAACGTTTCAAGATCAATATCGCCCTTCTGATAAGGGATCATGTAAAAAGCGTTCACAGCGTCTTTATCGACGCCGGCCATAGATGAAGGTGACATCTCAACTAAGTACTCAAGATTCTGCATTTCGAGTGGATTGAAAATAAACTCCTCAATCTCAGCAGCACCATTTCTAAATCTAAGTGTTTTTTCAACAGTCCAGCGATTAAGAATTAACTGACAAACAATGCGGCCTAGACGGGCCATTGAATAATAATCAAGATTTCTATTCTTAAGCCTGATTCTTCCAACTGCTTGAGTTTGAATCTTTGTCACTGTAACGCCTGAAACATTGCCAGTTGGCATTGCTCCATTCATTGATTGCTCGTTTTGTCCTGCGATTGCGTCGATAGCGTCTTTGTCGTTTTGTTTTCTGATTGAAAGTTGTGGTGAAGTCTGAGCAGCTTCAAGACGTCTAACTTCAGTGCCTTTTTTCTTTGTTACAACAAGTCCTTGCTCGTTGGTCAGCTTAGAATCAGGTATTCCGCATTCTTCATCCTTAATCCAGCCAGTGTTACCGTTTAGGATTAGGCTTTTGTACTCAGAATAGTCCATTGCGTTTAAAGATCTTTGAGCATCAATAGTGTTTTTGATTTCTCCAAATCCATAAATCGTTTTATCTTTGTAACAATAGAATGGAACTAGAAGAATCTCTCCATTGTTTTCTTCATTTGGCCCATCGGAAATAAGCAATTTCCCAACGCGCTTAATAACTCTCCATCCATCAGGATATTTAAGTCTTTCACCTTTTGGGTTTAATTTCTTAAACTCTTCGCGCTCTTCAATGTGATTATCAATTATTTTAACAATGGTTAATCCATTGCCTAAAATGTCTTTTGCTTGAGGATTTTGCTGAACTAATTGCTCAACTTGGTCTGCCAATTCTTCATAAGAAAGACTTGGATCCATCTGAACACTTGTTACAAGTTTTTCTCTTAGACCTTTAACCGCCATGATAAAGACATCATGATCCTGGTATTTATTAACTGGTGAAACTTCGCCAGACTCTAAAAGCTCAAGGGCCTTCGCGATTTCTTCCTGAGTTTCTTCCTGCGGAATTGCTTCCACATCATAAGATCTAATCCATGTTTCACCATAGACTAGAATATCGTCTGCATTATGCTTCTTTGGAGCACCTTTAGGGCCAGAGCTTTCGCCACTGTCATAGTTAACGTCACCTTCGTGATCCTTAACATCATCAAGCTCTTTACCTTTTTGCTTTTTTATCTCATCAGCTTTTAAAGGAAATTTTTGACAAAGCTCATCTCTGCGCATGTCGAAATCAATATGGGCGCGAGAGCTTTCCTCAAGCGTTTTTGCATTACCGTCTAGGTAGACATTTCGCCAATCAACCTCAATCAGCTCAATCTTTCCATCTCCGCCATCAGCATCGGGATTGTATCGAACGTATAGAAAGCCAGGTGCAGACATGAGAGATGATCTAAGAAGTGAAGGAAGCTTTAATTGAAGTCCTTGATCTCTGTAGACGAACTCCATTGCCTTTTGAAGAATGTCGGCCTGTACTTGATCAGGTGCTTTGAGCGCAGTAATCAATGTGCTGGGCATTGAATCTGTTAGAACCGGAAGTTCTTGCTCAATGATTTTAAACAACATGTTCTTAACAGTTTTATGTTTTTCACCTGTCTTGTGTTGCTTTCCATAATATGAGTCATCAAATTCCTTCCATTCAGAAGAGAATTGACTTCTATATTTCTTGCACTCTTTCTTGATTTTTTCTGATAAAGCTACGGCCGCTTCATCTAGATCAAGTGATGAGTCTTTCACCATTGTTGGGTTTTCATTTTGCATATCTTGACATGATATGCATGTGCCTTATTGCATGATAGCGATACTCATACTCTTGGGTGCTCTAGTACGGCACGCCGGAATACAGATTAAGATTTTATCGATTGGGGTATATGCTTTCAAAATGAGCATTGAGGTTTCATTTTATTTCAAGACAGAAAAACTGGACGGTTATTACACGTTCAGCGAAGCACTAAAGATTGATCCTGAAGGATCTCAATCAAGAATAAATCAGATCAAAGAAAGTA